ATCTGCTCCGCCCAAAGCGTCAACTGCACCTACCTCATCATTGACTCTCAAACAAGGCCTCATGGGAGCCATGAATGCATACCAACAGCAATTGGTCAAAGACGGTATCTATAATGTAGCCGATACTTATAACATTGAATTTGGAAAACATCCAGATTACCCCAATTATGATATTGGCCAGTCGTTGTTGAAATTAACAGGCAATGCAGTAACACAAGGCAACACTCCCATGGGGGTTGCAACCAGTCAAAATGCCAATCAAGGGTTGAATCCGGCCACCAATGCCATGGACAGTGTTGCACGTAAATGGTCAATTACTTCTGGTATGCAACTGGTGCAAATTATTGACCAGGCTGTTAGAAAAAGCAGTTATATCTATGATCAACAGTTGATAACAATAGATACTGCAACAAATAAAGAAGTTCCCAATCCAAACCCAGATAAAAAAATCATGATGTGGTATGAAATTTCTATGGAAGCGTATCAAGGCAAATATGATCGAAAACGCAACGATTTTGCTTATGATGTTTTTTATTTTGTAACACCTTATCCTCTACAAAATTTTGATTCAAAATATTTTCCATTGACTGACTTCCGCGGCATACACAAAGCATATCCATATTGGTTTACCGGGCAAAATACTGCGGTAATAGATTTTACTGCCAATTTCAACAGTCTGTACAACGTAACAGTAACTGGTACCAAAAAAGGCGACAATGGCACAGAAATCTTAAAGGCAGATACAACGGCCAGCATGCGAGAAATTCCTTTCTACACCCATGCTCCTCGCAGCACACAAGATAGTCAGGGTGAAGCAGGTCGAGCACTTGAAGCACAGGCCAATGCTGCTGAATACATTTACAGTCCCGGTGACATGGGCACATGTAGTTTGCGTATCGTTGGTGATCCAGCGTGGATTCAGCAAGGCAGTTTATCTGGCGGGGTTAGTACTAAAGAATTCAGTTACTCGGCATTTTTACCTGACGGTAGCATAAACTTTGATGCACAGCAGGTGATGTTTGAAATATCGTGGCAACGTCCAAACGATTATGATTTGAATACTGGACTAGCAGATCCTTATGCTGGTGGTAACACCAAAGATCGACTGCCAATACAAAGCACAGTGTACTCAGCACAAAAAGTCACAAGCGAATTCCGCCAGGGAAAATTTGAACAAACCATTGAAGGATCATTGTATATGTTCCCCAAACCTGATGGTACAAACACTGTGGGCAAATCCGCAGCAGCCAATCCAGGTACTGCGGAAGCCGGCATAGCATTCAATCAAGGCTCACTGGGCACGAGACCCAATGCACAATCACCAACAGCAGCTTTGAACACCGGAGAGGCCGCAGCAGCAACAAATTTCAATAATAATTTATACAACAACATAAGAACTTCAGCAGCATTTACAAACACTGGCACTATCCCAGCGGCGCCAACACAATTAACCAGTGTTGGTAGTCCAGTATCACCACCAGCAGCATTGAACGGCAATTATTCGGTAGGTCCGTCGGCGTACCCACGGGCACCCACAGGCTCTGGAGTTGAACCCATTGCATTTAGTGCCAATTCTCCAGAGACATTAAATACCAACCCGTATTCCAACACAGGGCGTACACAAACCATAGTTAAAGAAGCATAAGGAGCAACTTTGTCAGAAGATATCCAACGCAGTACAGGTAGGCCAGCCAATTACAAATTAGATCGTGGCGGTGTACCTGCGGAATTTGGACCGTTTGTGGGCACAGTCAAAAACAATGTGGATCCAACTCGCAGTGGACGATTGCAAGTTTACATTGAAACATTTGCCAGTGGTGATCCTGAAGACTCAACTAAGTGGACCACTGTGCGGTACTTGCCTGGGTTCTATGGATATACACCCCCAGACACAACACCCAACACCGGAACAGGCACATACCCTGGCAATCAAAATGCATATGGTATGTGGTTTACACCACCGGATATTGGTATCCAAGTGTTGTGCGTGTTTGCCAATGGCGATCGACAGTTGGGATATTATATTGGTGTGGTCCCTAGTGATGGATTAGGACACATGGTGCCTGCCATTGGCGGTAGTACAAACAAAGTGATTGCCAACAAAAATCAAGAAGCATATTTTGCTGATGACAAACTGTTACCAGTGGCAGAACTCAACACCAACAATTATTCGTTGACCAACTCTGGCAGATTCTTTGACACCGACAAACCTGTACATGCAGTAGTGGCTGGTGCCATGTTTCAACAAGGACTCAACAACGACATAGAACGTGGGCCCATAAGATCCAGCAGTCAAAGAGAAACTCCCAGCACAGTTTTTGGCATCAGTACTCCAGGTATACCTGTGTATCAAGGTGGCATGAAACCCAATGATATTAGAAAAAAGATTCAAAACAATGAACTAAAACCACAAGATGCACAAGTAATTGGTCGCATGGGCGGCCACACACTGGTCATGGATGACGGAGATTTAGACGGCAACAATGCATTGCTTAGATTGCGCACACCCAAGGGCCATCAGATCACAATGAATGACAGTGGTGATTTTTTTTACATCACACATGCCAATGGCCAAACATGGTTGGAGTTTGGCAAAGAAGGCACCGTGGATGTGTTCAGTACCAACTCTATCAACATGCGCACTCAAGGCGATATAAATTTTCATGCTGATCGCGACATCAACATGTATGCTGGCGGCAATATACAGGTCAAAACAGCCAAGGCCATGACAGTAGAGGCCATGACTGATTTAAATATTTCTGCACAGCGAGATTTTAAAATCTACAGCAAAAACACCATTGGCATCAAGGCCGACGGTACTCTAGCTTTAAACAGTGCCAGCGGATCATGGAACGGTGGCGATGCATTGTTGTTCACAGCCGGCGGCATTGATCTAAATGGTCCAGCAGCGCCTGCAGTCACGGCGCCAAAACCCATTGCTAAGATCTTGCTGCCAAATACAGAATTTGAAACTGCCAAGGGCTGGCAAGTCAAAGATGATGCATTAGAAACCATTGTGCCACGAGCGCCCACTCATGAACCTTATCCTTATCACAATTTAGGAGTAGATGTCAACGTCAAACTTGAACAAGGCAAACCCAACCCACCACCAGGTGCACCGGCTGTGCCAGCAGGAGTGGTAATCAAAGCACTATGAGTACATTTACTTTTGATCTTGCTAGTCTAAAAACATTAGTTAATTCAAATCAATCAAAGATTTTTGAAATTAGCGGTCCACCAGACATGACACGCGAACAGGCTTTTGCTATTTTTCAAAAGCAGGCAGCAGCAGGTGGACTCACTGGGTTCCAATCAGGAGACATACTCAGCGCACAAACACAAGCTGCTGATGGCCTAGCATCAGCACAAGCAGAACTATCTCAAGGATTTGCTGGATTTCCTGGCACAGACAAAGGCGTACTGAACTCTTTCAAAAGCATTGCAGACACAGCCAACCAATCTCTTGCCGCTGGCACAACTGGCAGTTTACAGTCCAGGATTGCCAATGGTGGTACCATACTGCAACAGACCACAGCTAAAATTGGTGCTTTGTTTGGTGTGCCAGTAACCAATGGTATTAACGTCGCGGATTTTGCCAAAACAGCCACAGCAGCCATGCCCATGTCAGGGCTCAGTACTACTGATGTTCGCGCCACCATGGCTTCCATTGGCACCTCTACTGGACAAAATTTTGATCAAATAACCAATGCAGGGGGAGTTGGCAAGTTTGGATTTGACGCTTCACAGTTAGAAACAGCCGGATTACTCAAACCGGGCACAGCCGGCACATTTCTAAATCAGGGCATAAACAATCTAACATCAGTGTTGAAAAGTCCTGCTGTGTGGACTGGTGCGGGCGGTATAACTGGGCTTGCCAGTTTTTTAAAAAATCCTGCAGCACAAAACTTGACACAGCAAAATTTAATGAGTTCAGGTCTGGCCACAGCCAGTTCATTGGGGGTGCCGCTGAATGGATTCAATGCCAAAGAACTTGGGGGCATATCATCGGTGTTTTCCAAAAATGCAGCAGCCGGTACTGACTGGATTAAAGGACAGTTATCACCAGACAAACAGGCTGATTTTGATGCTAAGTTTAAAGAAGCACAATTTGCCATTGGTACAGCAGACCAAAAACTCAATGATGCTGTGCTACAACAAGCACCACCAGGAGAAGCCAAAGACACAGTAGATCGTGCCACACTTGACGCTGCTGTCGCAAGAATATTTGGCAATGACAAAATACCTAGCCTAGATTATGGCGGTCCTGTTCCACCTCCAGCACCATTATTTGCTGAAAATAAAAGATTAAAAGCATTAACTTCAGACCAACAGGCCAAATTGTCCAATCTAGCAACACAAGAAGTTACTGCTAAAACAGCCGGTGCCTTGATCGCGCAATATGACGCCATTATGAAATATCTAAACAATGTGGCCAAAGATTATGTATCATTACAAAAAGATGTAGCAGGCAAACCATATACTGAGTTTATTGCCGAAGTGGATGCTGGGTTAGCATTGGTATTGGCTTTGATTGATGATATAAGAAAATTGTACCTGCCTAATCTGCGCAGAGCCGGCAGCAGATAATCCATAAATATTGCTATGACCACATTCATTGGCTTTAACACTATCAATCAAAACAAAAAGTTCACACTCACTGACTTTGATTTGATTCAGCGAGATCTTTTAAATGCTTTCAACATTCGTCAAGGTGAACTGCCTGGACGTCCTGGTTATGGCACCACAATTTACAGTTTTTTGTTTGAAAGTCAAGTGGAACAACTGCAAGAAGATTTGCGAGCCGAAATACAACGTGTGGCCGGTGGTGACCCTAGACTCACCATCAATGACATACAAGTGTTCCCCCAAGAAAATGGCATGTTGATACAACTTCAGATCACGATTATCAACACCACCAACGCTGAAATACTCAGCATATTCTTTGACGAAACCACTCGTAATGCCAGCTACGTATAACTACGCCGTTTTTATTATTAATAAATAAAGCACGGACGAGACAAAAATGGCAACAACCACAAGACAAACAGCAATATTTGGCGTAGAAGATTGGAAGCAAATCTACCAAACTTA